CGGAATCGAATATTTGAGAACAGTAAGAAGATATTCCTGTCCTGAAAACATAAACCATAACAGACAAATTAAATCCTACCGTTACAACATAGACACAAAGAGAAGTGCATTAGCAGGCAAGCCAGTTTACGATGACGAGAAGCCAATTAAGTTTGACGATGATGCTATGGATAACGAAAGATACGCTTTATTCACTCATTCTAAACTAATCGAAGTTAAATTAGCATTTATAGAGAGGGAGAAGTGAAAGATAAAATCTTAGAGTGGTTAATTATGTATCTCGTATTTGTAGCAACAATATTCGTTAGTGTTTTAGCATATAAGGCAATCACGGATCTTTTGAAATGAAAATACTTTTCATAAACATCTCGGACATTAAAGGCGGTGCTGCAAAGTCAATGTGGCGTATCGGTAATGAGTTAGAGAAATTAGGACACGAAGTAAAGTTTATAGTAAGGTCTAAGTTTAGCGTTGCTCCAAATGTAATCGAAGTGGGCAGGAATAAATACTTAAATATCCTCTTTAACCTTTTCGGGATGCAGTATAAGTTCCTGCCTGTTTCTCGTAAGGTTGTAAGATTGGCTCGTCAGTTCAAAACTGACGTAATATCCATAAACCAAATTGAAGGCGGTTACTTCCAGACAAGAGATTTAATCAAGTTAAGCGAGATAGCACCTTTGGTATGGACTCATCACGACTTATGGGCTTTTATGGAGAACGGACACCGAGAACCATTTGAAGGAGAAAAAGAAAGAATGATTTACCCGCAGATAGGTTTACCTTTAGGTAAGTGGTTACTAAAGCAGAAGAAAAAGATTTATGATAAGATAGACTTTATTTCCGTATTACCTTCGTTCTTTTTAAGAGACAAATATTTAGACAGTATGATGGATAGACCTTTTGAGGTTATACCGCACGGAGTTGACTTAGATAAGTTCCATCCGTTAGAGAAGAATAACGAAGTCAAACATATTTTGTATGTTGCGGAGAAACTATCTAAATGTAACTTATCCCCTATTTTAGAGAGGCTCGATAATCTGCTCAGAGAGAAAGTAATCTTAGATGTAATAGGTGAGGGTGAAATCGAAGGACACTATAAAAATATTTATATCCATCACGTTGGTTATGTTGAGGACGAAGATTTATTAGTCCATTATTACAGGAACTCAGATATATTTGTTTACCCATCGATGGCAGACATATTCGGATTAGTAGTCTTGGAATCTATTGCTTGCGGGACACCTGTTGTTGCTTATGGTGTAGGCGGGATTTCAGAGGTATTAGGCGAAGGTGGTTATCTAATTAAACTTAACGCAGTCAGCGACTTTGCTTTTAAGGTATCTGCTATCCTGAATAACGATAAACTAAGAGAAGTCTTATCTGAGAAAGCAAGACAGCAAGCATTAAAATTTGATATTAAACAAACAGCAAAACAATATGAAAATTGCTTTAATTCTGTTCGCATATAATCGTCCTAAATATCTAAAGAGAGCAATCAAGACTCACGTTGTCCCTGCGGGTATAGATACATTCGCATTTATTGATTACTCTGAGACGCAAAAAGAAATCTACAAGATTATAGACGAAGCACATATTTATAAAACTATCTTTAAGCGACCAGAGAACTTAGGGCTGAATGAATCTATCAAAAGAGGCATACAGCATATTTTCAATTTAGGCTACGAGGCTGTTATAGTTTTAGAAGATGATTTACTACTAAGTGACGATGCGATAGTGTGGTTATCCAACAAATTAAAATATAACCCCGTTGTTTCTTTACAGCAAGCAGATAGCAGATACCCGTTTAGGTGTTGGGGCTGGGGATGCTGGAGATACGTTTGGGAAGATATGGAGTGGTATTCTGATGACAGTTGGGATGTAGTAGTTAATGAGAATTTTAAGATGAACGGATACAGTAGTTATTGTTCCGAGAAACCAAGAGTAAAACACATAGGGGCTAAAGGAGTCCATTATAATTTAATAGGATATTTGAAAGAGAAATTTTTATGAAAAGAAAACTATTCTGGTTAATGCACAATCTCTTTGGGGTTGTAAATAACAAACGAAGTTTATTTAAGAAGGGAATATCTATTGATATAATCCCTACTACCCGATGCAACTATAAGTGTAGTTATTGTCCTATGTTTTTACACGGTGAAGTTAAGAGATATGAAGAATGCACATTTGAAGAATGGAAAACTTTTATCGAAAGATTACAGCATTGGGTATCTGTTTTTTATATCTCCGGTGGTGAACCTGCTTTGTATAAAGACATAGTCCCTTTAACGAATTGGCTTATCGAAAGAGGTCACAAAGTAATCATAATGACTAATCTTTCTTACGTCCATAAATTTATCGGCATTAAGCCTCACTGGAGATTAATGTTTATGCCAACTTATCACCCTGAGTTTGCTGATATGAGAACATTTAACTTGGCACTAAACGCATTGAAGGTGAACGGCTTTAACGTAACATCTCAACAAATCTTCCAGAATGATGGGAAGTTTAACAGGATAAAAGAGTTCTTCACACAGAATTGGTTTGAGAACTTAGACGATAACTTTCAGGTAGCACCTGATTCACCAAGAACCCTGCAACTTTATTTAGGTTGCGTAAATGTATTCAGGAAAGACAAATGATTTACGTTTTCATTCCCTATTACAACGAAGATACTCCTGAGTTTAAGAAGTCGTTAGAATCTCAGACTTATAAAGATTACCGCATAATCAGACGTGACAGGAAACGAGATAAGATTTATTGGACTAAGGCAGTAAGAGACTTTCAGAAAGAAGTTAAGCGTTTCTGCGGAGCTAAAGATGATGACATAGTTTGTGTGATGAATAATGATATTGAGTTCAACGGAGAATTATTTGAGTTAGGTTCACAAGTTAAATCTGGTGAGATTTTTATACCGGCTGACGTTGAATGTTTTATAGACTTTAGCGATAAAAGTTTTAAGGAAGAAAGTTTTCCCTTTTGTAATTGCTTTATTGGTCGGTGCTTTTTTATGACATTAGGGGATTTCAAAAGAGTCAAGTTCAGTAGATTATTGCCACACGCACTTGCAGATATAGATTTTTCGATTAGAGCATTAAGGATATGCAAGCCCGTTCTAATACATCCAGAGATTAAACACAAAGAACATACTTATCAAGATTGCTCTATGTTCTCTTTAAGAAGTTACAACAACCCTATCCTCTGGACTATCTTTTTATTAAAGCATCCTAACAGATATACATTTATTAACATACTTAAAAGTTGGTATGAAGTTATTAGACTATTTCGTAAGAGCTAAAGTTTACTCACAGAGAAGTATAATCTACTTCCAATTTGTGCAGTTAGGTATGATCTTTGCAGTCTTCCTCAGAGACTACGATTTTACTATCATTGAGAAGATATTGATATTCGTTACATCAGTAATCTTGATTCTCATATTAGGACACTTTGACAAGAGATATGTATTAGAACGAGAACAGAGCAACTATAACGAAAAGAACAAAGAATTAAAGGAAATTAAAGACTTGCTAATGGAGTTAAAAAATGAGCGAAGAAACTGAGGCGATCATAGTTATAGCGATTTTGTTCTCTCCTTTGATATTCGGGATTATTTATTTCATATATAAAATGCTTAAAAATGATTGAATTTGACACAATTAAAAAATTTTTGACTCTTGGGTCAATTTTCTCTTGTTTTTCATTATCAATTTATTTATATTTCAGTGGTACAGATATTGCAATCTGTCTCAGATTAATCTTGGCATCATTTCTGATGTCTGTCGTAGCCACTTTTATAGTTAGGTTGATTGAATACATTAGAAAGTTTAGCAACAGCGATAAAGGGCGTATCTCTTAGTAACGCCTCTGGTCTCCGTGCGTTATTTGGTGAGGGGCTTTTTAGGAAATCAAATCATACGGGCTATGTAGCAGCCTGCCTTAACACAATGGGTAACTATTTCGCTAAAGCCAAATTCAGGCTTTACGAGATGAACGGCGACAACCCCAAAGAAATATTTGACCATCCATTCTTAGACCTATTAGAAAACCCAAACGAAGTCTTAGTCGAAAACGAGATTAAGCATTATATGGGTGAGTTCTTCGGTGTCAAGGGTAATTACTACTTACAGAAAGACAGGGGTAGTTTCTCAGGCAAAATAAGACGTTGGATAGTCTTAGACCCTACAACAATCATACCAAAGTCCTCATCTACCAAGTTAATTGATTATTACGAGCATAGATTACCTAATGGTAAGGTAGAGAAGATAGCACCAGAAGATATAATGCACTTCAAGTATTTGAGTGCTTATTCAATGATGGCTGGCATACCTCTGATTAATTCCATATCTAATGTTTTGAATATTGATGCTTACCAGACCGCATATATGGAAGAATTTTATCAGAATGGCGGTTTCTTAGGGCAAGTATTCACGACAGACCAACAGATGACTCCTGCTAACTTCAAAAGGGCAAAGGAAGAATTAAGGAAAGAATACGCTGGCAAAGGGAACTCTCATAAACTTGCTTTATTTGATTCAGGTCTTAAACCTGAGAAGGCTGCATATTCATTAAAAGATATGGAAATGACAGCTTCAAGAGAGTTGACTCTCGCAGAAGTTATGACTGCTTTCAGGATACCCCAAATTCTTTTAGGTGGCAAAGGGGATACCTACACATTCGCTACTGCTAAAGCAAGTGAATATACTTACAGTTCGTCAATGATTGACCCTGCTTTATCTTATGTAGATCAGGTCTTTAGTAAGCACGTCAGGATGGATTATAAGGACCCTAAACTAAAAGTAGTCCACGACCCTGTTTCACCAAAAGACGTTGAAGAAAACTTAAAATATTATAAAGACTTGGCTGGCTTGGGAGCATTGACGATTAACGAAATCAGAGTTATGGAGAACTTTGATAAGTTAAGTTACAGATTGGCGGATGTTCCAATTCTAAATGTAGGCGGCGGTGCTATTGATATTGCCGAAGAAGAAATCATAGGCAAAGGTGCTAACGCTGAATTACCAAGAGCAGAAGAACCTAAATCCATAATCCCTGAGACAATCATAGAGAAGTCAGTTTTAGATTTACATTGGAAACAAGCCAATAGAAGAATAGACGAAGGTGTCAGGTATATCCAACGCAGGATAAACGAGTTCTTTGACGGGCAAAAAGAAAGACTATTAAAAGTATTAGACCTTAAATCACCTTTAGCCGAAACTTTCTTTGAATCACTCGATGAAATTGTGATTATAAACAACTTAATCGAAAATAGTTGGATGAGGATGTTTGAGAAGGCTATGGCATTTAGCGGTGGCACTAATATCAATGACCCAAGAGTCAGAATTTACTTGCAACAATTCTTAGAGAGGTCGACATCCATCAACGAAACGACCAAAAAGGAATTACTAAAATTAGGGCTAACGAAAGAGAATATAGAAAACGCTTACAAGAATTTTAAGGAAGTGCGTTCACAGGTTATAGCACAAACGACTGCTGTGGGTGCTTTTAACTTTGGTCTTTGGTTAGGCTATAAACAACAAGGCTATACACATAAGATTTGGGTATCACAACTATTACCTGAGACAAGAGAGTCACATTCACTCGCTGACGGGCAGAGAGTAAAGATTGACGAGCCTTTTCTTGTTGGTAGTTCGTTAATGCAATTCCCTGGTGATTCAACCGCTCCACCAGAAGAAGTAATAAATTGTTTGTGCGTTTTAATCGGAAGCAAAGGAGAATAATAGAATGGAACAATGGCAAGAATTTTTACAATCAAAAGTAATGGAAACAAAGACCCTAACTATTGACTCAGAGGAAAAAGAATTTGACAGGAGTAAGAGGTCTATTACGCATTGGATTTCTAAGAAAAGTGTCGACAGGGGCGGTGACATTGTTTTGCCAGAAGGGATAAAAACAAATAATTATAAGAAGAATCCCATTGTGCTTTTCAATCACCACCCTTTTTATCCGATTGCTCATAATGGTTGGCTAAAGACAAAGGATGATGGCAAATTAGCTTTTACTGAATTTTCTACAACTCCATTTGCTGATGATATTTTCCAATTAAATGTTGAGAAGGTATTGAATGGATGGTCGATAGGGTTCATACCTAATAAGTGGGACTTCGATGAAAAGAGTAAGACAACAACATTCACGGATATTGAACTATTAGAATACTCAAGTGTTTCTTTGCCGATGAATCAGGATGCAGTTACCGAAGGATTAAAGATGGTTAAGAGTGACGTAGTGAAAAACATTCTAAGTGAAGCGAGAGAGAACTTTGAAATTAAAAGCATAGTAAATTCTCTTAAAGATGAAATTAAATCACTGAAAGAAAACTACGGTGCTTTGAAAGAACATTCGGATTCAAGCATACTTAAAGATGTAGAAAAATTAGAAGTAGAAATGTTAGAGTTTAAAAACCAAATTAACAGAATATTAAAATCTATGGAAATATCAGGCAACGACAAGGCTTTCAAGGAAATCTTGAACTTGGTTCGTGCTGGAGATATTAGTGGATAATCAATTAACATAAACAAAGGAAAATAATAAAATGGACGGACAACTTTTGCAAGTTACCCGTGAGGAGTTAGGTAAGTTCACGGTTGATCTTGAGAAAGCATTGGGAGAAAAACAGGAATCCAAATTTAACGACTTCGAACAGAAACTTGACAGTCGTTTCGCAGATTTAAAAGCCGGTTTCCAGAAGCCAATGACTGAACAGGAGAAACAGGACAAGGCTAACGAATTGATGGGTAAATCAATTTTGAATCTTGCCAATATGAGAAAAGGCAGGAAATTTGATTCTGATTTTGTTCAGAAGATATTAGACCCTCAGGACAGAGGGACAGAAGCAGACGGCGGATATTTAACGCCTACCATTACTGCTGCTGAAATCCTTAGACTAACTGAGGAGTTCGGGCAGGGCAGACAGTATTTCAGAAACTACCCAATGGGTAAATCCGGTGTTGTAAGATTCCCAAAGAAACTTACTGGTGCTACTGTAACGAGAGTTAATGAAAATACTGAGATCACGGATACAAAAGTAACCTTGACATACGCTGACCTTACTGCTTCTAAAGTTGCTGCAATCGTAGCTATAACTTCGGAATTGGATGAGGATGCTATTGTTGACATTGGTGCTTATGTAAACGAACAGTTAGCAGAATCTTTCGCAGAGGAAGAAGACGGACAGTTGTTCACAGGTACAGGTTCACCTCATACAGGTGCATTCAATGCAACATCAACCTACGGGCTGAATACTCTTTACACAACTAACTCAGCTTCCATTACTTACGATATGCTCGTAGATGCTGCTATGGGATTAAAGAGTTGGTATTTGAGAAACGCTGCTTGGTATATGCACAGAACCGTTGCTGCTGATCTGATGAAAATAAAAGATAACGATGACCTGCCAATCTTAATTAACGCAGGCGACCCGATGAGAATGACCCTTTTAGGTTATCCTGTAAGATTGATTGAGAAAGCACCTGCTTCAAGTGTAACAACTGCAAGTATGCCTTTGATACTTCTTGGTGACTTGAATAAGGCTGGTATCTTCGGATTGAAACGTGATTATACAATGACTGTTCTTACTGAAGCAACAGTTGATTCAGTAAACCTTGCCGCTAACGATTTAATAGGTATCAGAGTAACAAAGAGAGACGCATTTACTCTTGTACTTCCTGATTGTCTTTCAGCAATTAAAATACAGCCATAAGGAGGACACAATGAAAAAATTATTTGTTTTATTCGTGTTGCTTGCTGCTGTTGGTTATTCACAGCCTCAATATGTAACTGCAAAGTTTACCAATTTAATTGAAGCCACTGCTCAGACTAAATATATTGATTTAGGCGATTGGTCGAGGATAGATTCAGTTGGTCTTACTTTAGCAGGCACAGGTGAAGTTGACATAGATTCAGTCAATGTTTATCCAGGATTCAAAGTTCCTGGTGCAAAGGCTTACTATTTCAGTACAGCCTACACCTTTTTGTGCGACCCGAATGTAGCTGCTGCAACAGACTTCTGGACTAATGGATGCGGTTTGACTGCTGACAAAGATGC